AGACGCATCATTTACATTTAAGTTTTCATTAATAATGACACGCCAAATTCTGTTAACTTGATCATATCGTAATCCAAATGTTTTATAAGCAAATACCTGATCTATAATTTGTGATCTAACATCTGCTGTGATGTCTTTTACTAATTTAGGTTTAACTTCTTGTATAATACTATTAGCTGGTAGTACAGCATTAACAGTAATAGGCCCATCACCTGTTGTTGCGTCAACGGTTGTTCCTGATCCTGTTACACTTATAACTTTTACCCACTTATACGAAGTGGCTCCTTTTTTGTTGGCATCACTGGTTAGTTCTCCGTTACCTATAAAATAAAATCCTGTAGGCGGAAGGAATTTCAACAAAGCTCCCGGTTCAACGTATCTTAAAAATCCAGTAGTGAATGACCCTACTTGAAACGGCACTAGGTTTATATTTTCTAAAAGTCCAGTTGAACTATTAGCGGCTTTGGTTGATTGTTTCCAAGTTGCGTTTAAATCACTAACAATTATTTTCGCAAAGTTTCCAAGATAAAAATTTGTTGTGCTACGTTTTTGTATTATTGGAACAATTAAATTTTCTATGTTACCTTCAATGTCTGTTTGATTTGAGAATGTAAAAGATTGTTTTTCGTCAAATGCTTCTTTATAAATTACTCCGTCACTACCGTAAAGATTAGTGCTAGAATACTTTCCTGTAACATCTTTCAAATCAAAATATCTGCTGATACCACTCGACACTCTGTTTGTAGATTTTACTTTTACTATTTCCTGATTTGTTGACGAAGGATAAACGTTGTAGTCTTCACCTGTGATCATTCTATTTTGTGTGTAATAGGTCTGTGGTGCGTTTGCTCTTATACTTTGGCTTGTTTCACTTTGTGAAGCATTTGTGACACTTGATTTAAGTTCCAAACCTAAAGTAAGAGTTTCTGTAGTACCAGATCTGCTTGTGTAATCTAATGCCACTTGTACATCTGTAATTTCTTCTGGTTTAATTCTTAAAGATCTATTTGAACTTGTTCTGTAAAATACTTGGAATTGTCCACTAGGTGAATTTCCAAAAGTGCCGTCCGCAAATATTAAACTTATTTGATCGTTTGCTCTTGTTTGTACAACATAAAAATCTCTTACACTTTTGTTTACACTATTATAGATAGCATTGTTTCCTTCGGTCGCATCAACCTTGGTCCAAATTTTATCTAGTGTTCCTGAATTATCAAGTTTTGTTAACCATACATCTGTATCATTAATATTGTCTGCTTCTATTGTAATCCTTTGATTAGCTACAACATTGCCAACATCAAATACACTATTGTTTAAAGTTCCTTGTCTAAAATGACAGAAGTATCCTGTGTTGGAACTAGCGGCTCCTCTCCCATCTTCTCTGTACATAAATTGTAAAGCATTACCTGCTATAGGTGTTTCTTCGACTAAATTTAAAGTAGTTTCATCTATATCAGTTGACACTATTTCAAACTGAGCAGGCACTCCATTTACAGTTTTTGTAAATCCAAATACAGGAACATCAGTTGTATTTTGATTTAATCTGTAAGCCTGTGTTAGTACACCATTAATACTTCTTGATTTTCTTGGCTTTCCAATTGTGTTGTTATTTGGAAGTGCTGAATTTAACACTCTTCTAAATTGTTCTGACCAATTTGAATTACTAGGATCATTCCATATGATAGTTTGATTTTGTAAATTAGCTCCATTACTATCTACTATGGATTCAGTAGTAGAAACAGTATCAAATTTTAAAAGCCCATTTGCGGCTCTGTTTCTTCTTGGATTATATGAAAGCAGTCTTGCCAGTCTTAATACAGACTCACGTCTTTCAGCAAGTTCTAAAAAGTTTTCTCTTGAGTTTAGGTCAACTCTATAAGAAATATTCTGGCCTAAAAATGCTATAATATCTATTAAAGCTAAAAACTCTGATGTTTCAATGTAATCATTAAAGTCCTCAGGATAATTGTTTCTGAGGTATGTGATCATGACTCTTCTTAAAGAGTCAAAATCATAACTTTTAAATTCTGCGTTGCGAAAACTTTGGTACACTTTTGACCAATCTTCAGCAAGTAACAGTCTATTTTGTCTATCTGTGGACGACATTTAGTTTCCTTAAATTCTTTATAAATGTATTTATTATATAGAATTATATGACCACTTAATTCTTTAACTTGTTAGGCCGTTTGCTTTGTCAAACTGTAGTCTAAGCTGTTCACTTATGTTATATGTGAGATACTGTAATGTACATTCGACTTGTAGTCCACTTTCAAACTCAGTGACTGAAACACCACTTGCCCTTACTCTTGGATCATAATTTACTATATTAGTTACATTTCTTGTTATTGCGTCTATCAATTCTCGTGTCAAAGGCTCATACAGTGCATCCCAAATAATACATCCAAATCTTGGATCTGAGAGCTTTTCTCCTTGTCTAATATTGAAATGATTGAGGAGATCCTGTTTGATTAGTCCAAGGTCGTATTGCTGAAAGCTGTTGTTTTCTGGATTGACCGTGCTAAATCCTCTGTAAGCCTTTTGTCTTACAGGTAATTTAGGTGCTTTTGCTGTTTTGATCTTTATTTCTTTATACAAGTCTGCCATAATAATATTTATTCGTTTGCGAATACCGTGGTTTGTGTTGTACTTTTTATCTTAGCATCACAATCATAAGTATCACCTATCCTACCAACTTCTAGATCTTCGGCAAAAACATTAGGACTATGTGTGACTAAAGGCGTGCCATAAACTGGAGGACAATGTGTGTGTGGTTCGTTGAGATCTGTCTTTCTATGTATGCCGTGTCCAGCAACAAATACTGTTGAACTACCTGTGTCTGTAAGTATGTCGCCAGGAGCAACACAGATTGGATGTACTGTATCTACTATATCTCCTGATCCTACTTTTCTAGCTATTAATGGCATTATCTTACCTGCATGACTCCTCCGCCGTGTGCTATCGGTGTTGGCGGTGTTATAGATGCTAACGGAGTCAATTCTCCTTTCTTAATTCTTTGGTAGTAGCTTTTTCCTGTTTCTATTCTTTCAGAAGTTTTACTTCCTGTTCTGTCAGCATATCCAACAGCATTTTTAAATTGAGAACCTAAAGAAGTAAAGTTTGTAGTTGACCAAGTTATAAATCCAGCCTTTTCTCCTTTTGTCAAATATGCCACTGCTAATTTACAAGCGATAGACGGATCATTGGCTAATTCAGGATTACTGTAAATGTCTGTGCCTATCAATCCGCCATATGTTTTGTAGTTGTCTGTACCCGTTAATTGTATCAAACCTCTACCTCGATATGTCCAACCATCTCCTGTTTCTGGGGGACCGTTGCCCATTCTATTTCCATATACAACACTTGCTATTTGTACTGGTTTTCTATGTAAAGTTTCTGAAAGTGCTGTTCCACCTTTTTTACTAAACATTTTAAATGTTGCTCTCATACCAGCGGCACTATAATTCATGTTTTCACTCTTTGGTATAAAATTACTTTCATGTTTTATTTGAGCACAAGCCATTGCTATTGCTTCGCCTGCTCCGCCAGGAGTAGCACCACTATTAAGTGCCTTGGCTGGATCAAGTCCTAATGACTTGATTAATTCACTAATGAAGAATCTTGTCATATCTTCAACATTGACAGGATCGTTTGGTTGGGTGCCTTTGGTTCCATCATTATTTGTTTGAAATATTTTACTTGTATCAATTGATTCTGGTTCAGCATCTCCTGCTCTGAATACTCCTGAAGTGCTATTTCTTTCAGGCATGTCTGATTCTTTTTCCAAAGGTGGATTTTGGCTCCTAATTTCAGGTGCTGGTGAATTTATACTGTCCGTTTCGCCTGGTGTATGAGCAGAAGGATTATAACTTTCGTGTGAGTTCCAAGGCTCATGTTGAGGAGTTCTTCTTGGTAGTAATGCTAACACGGCATCTGATGCTCTTGTAGCATCAGCCGTAACTCTTTGATTGGCTATAGGACTTCCGTTCTTATCTAAAACTTGGTCAGCATCGTCAACTGGTTCATTGGTAGCAGGCTTGGTAAATGTATCACCTATTGAATCTGCTGTATCTGAAGGATCTGGAACTTGAGCAGGACTGTTCATATGTATTTGTGAAGCCTGTTCTCTGTGTACATCAACTGATAGAATTTGTGTTTTACCTCCAGCATCTAATTTATTATCAGTGGCACTTTTTATTTGCGTATTAGCACCACTTGTAAATTTATTATCTCCTACAGTATTTAAATTAAACGCTCCATTTACTGTTTGTCTATAATCGCCAACAACCTTAGAATGAAAGTTTTGATTTATTGCTATGTGTCCATCTAAAGTAACCTGTAAATTATAATCTCCAGTAATTGTTGATCTGTGTGTTCCTTCTATTTGAACGTCTTCATCATTACCAATTGCTTTTTGTCTATTTCCACCGATCTTTAAATCTTGATTAATTGCTACATACTTGGTATCATTTTTAAGTATTCTTACATCATTGTTTTCCGCAACCTTTACTTTTTTATCTCTCAAAGCTGTAAGATTAAAATCTCTACCTGCTAGTATATTGATATCTCTATCAGCAGTTATGTTTAAATCTGTTTCAGTCCTTATGTTTATACTATCACTACCATAGATATCAATTTTTCCATTAGAAGTCATTTCTAACCAAGCACTACCTTGTGCGTTTGCTATGTAAATTATATCTTCTGAATTGTGTAATAGAATCTGATGTCCTGTTCTAGTTCTTAAACGAATATGTTCATTGAAAGGTATTTCTGTTTTTGCTTTATCAATATTTTCAGGAACAGCTTCTACATCGTAGTATTTTGCTCCTGTAGATCCTGCTTGGCCTGCTCTCAAAATAGCAGGGTCTCCATCATCCATTACAAAACTAGAGCCTCCTAATCTACTTCTAAAATATTCAATGGATTGACCTTTTTCTCCATATGATCCTTTAGGTGCTCCGTTTCTTCTGTCAAGAGGTCCAGGAGTATTCCAACCGTAAACATTATTAGGTATATCCCTCCTAGCACTTGATGTAGTCTGTCCCCTAATAGGATCTTTAAGTAGTCCTTGTGTAGAAAGAGCTCCGGCGAACAAAGGATTATGCGGTCTTTGATAACGATCAGGATCATTTCCTTTATGCGGTAAACTTTTATTAAATTCACCTGTAGGTAATCTCCTACCTTTTAGATCATCCGCCAAATCATCTTGATAGATTAATTCTGCTGGCGAAGTTGGTGTACTGCCTGGAACCATATGATTCATAAATTCATCTTGTAAGCATCCTATCCAATAACATTGGTTAGGTTGGTTTTCAACAAATATTACCAGTACCTTTGTTCCAGGGTCTGGTGGTACTGCCCAAAATCCATAACTTTGCTGGGTTGCCGCATATTGTTTATTACGTGAATTAGAAGCGTTGTCGTTCACACCGTAAAAAGGACTACAGTAATAGGCTGTGAATAACTGTCCTGGCGGAAATAATTCTTGTCCACCAGCATTGGTATATGATAATAATTCTACTCTTAATGCTCCCATCCTTTTGGGATCAAGATGATTAACAACTTTAGCAACAAAAGGACCGTTGGTAAAATTTTTATCAGGATTTGCTCCAGTTGATCTTTTTACTTCGTTAGACACTATAAACCGCCTCTAATTCTACCAGCTTGATTCAAATCAGTTTTTTTCTTGGTTATTTCATAATCTGCTTGACGCATTTTAAATTGTGCAAAATCAGCTTTGGTCATTTGTAAATATTTCTTGTACTCAGCAAGTTCTCTTAGTTCTGGTGGTGGACCTGATCCGTTAAGATCTGCTAAAGCTACAGCCAATGCCTCGGGGTCCTCTGCGGCTTTAGCGGCATCAATGGCCGCTTGACGTCTTTTCTTAATAGCAAATATTTGTTCTTTGATTTTAGTAGCATTATCATATGACTCTTTGGCATATTGATTCAATCTTCGCACAAGATTTAGTTCATTCGTAAACACATTACCTCTAAAAGAATTTGTTACTGATATCACTTGATATAATCCACTAAATTGTTCGACATCAGATAATCCTTTTGCTGTTGGTGATCCTGTATCAATATCAAAAGGAGTTCTAAAATTAATTATTATATCAACTTGGCCATTAGTATGATTCATGGACCCGTCCGCATTGATGTTTATGTATGGCGTATCAGATGAAAAGTAATTTCCTGCTCCACTATCATGTAAAAAGTATAAGTCTCCTAGTATGGTCATGTCAGCGGAAATCAAATCCGCTGGACTGTTTATTAGAGCGTCTTGGAATGCCCTTGCTACTCTTACCGCGGGTGACTCCTGTACTGCTCCCCTAGTCTGTTCTCCCACTTGAGTGTCATTTATTATATTTGCCATTCTAACTGTTTTAGTATTTTCGCTAGTAATGTTAGACGAGTCTTTTGAACTTACAGGAGCAACTGTTAATTTTTTACCCACTTCTGATGTTTGATTACTAGCATTCCTATTCATAAAATCATTGGCAATGCTTGTAAAAAATGCTTGTTTGAAACTAATATCAAAATTTAAAATATCTGTATTTTTTCCTGTGTATATATAATCATATTCTTTTACTGCTTGTTTCTTGAGGTATTCATAACCTGGAGGAGGATCATTAGGCATCATAAACACTGATTGATGTATCCGAGCAGGTACTACATTATAAACAAAAATTTTAGGATATCTGTTTAGTTTTCCTTCAGTCTGTGGAGCGTCTAACACATAAGTTTGAACTTCGATTCTAAACCAATCTACCATTCCAAATTCATCTGCCGCCAATTGTCCTTTGTTAAGCAATCCTTTTCCAAAATCACTTATCAATACAAGTTCTTCAATTATCCTTTGTATCTTAGTACCGCCTTTGAATTGTATTGTTCTTTTATTAGGATCGATTACTGTTGCTCCCCTGTGTAATAATTTTGCTTTCTCATTGTATGCGAAATTACTCAAACCAAAATTTGCCGTGCCTGCCTGTAAGGCTCCTTCAGTAAACATAGCAGTCTTACCTATTTTGTTTGTAAAATCAGCAGTCATAAAATCTGTTTTAATTTTTTCACTGAGATTATTTCTTTTTACACTAAAGCCTAATCTATTATCAAGAAAATTCTTTTTGATCATGTCAAGTTTCATTCCTCTACCGCCACGCTGTCCTTCGAGAAAATCATACATGCTTGTGTAACTGTTTTCTACACTTTCCAATGCCGCGTCGACATCATAATCTCTTCTGTCTTTTAGATCGCCCATCAACGCTGAATTATCAACGTCTGGCAAATCTCTACCCATTTGGCTTTTTGCTATTTCATTAGGAAATAAAATAATAATTTCATCTGGTTCATATTTGCTTTCAGCTTCGTTACTGGTTACTAATTTGTTTGTATTAACCACTGATGCTAAACTGTTGACTCCTGTTTGGCATATTTCCTGAATAGTCCTACCGCTTATAGAAATGTTGCTTGGTATGCTTTGATTTTGATCTGTCAATGCTTCTTCATTAAATGGTATGCCTAAGACTTGATATCTAGATCCGCTACCAGAGACATCAAAAGATATATCATATATTTTCATAGCAAATTGTCTACTTGCTTCTTTCCTTGGATAAGTTCCAGGATATACAGCAGAATCTCGGTATCCTATTACATCAAGTTGTAACAAATATGGACATTCCAAATAATTTGTGTAACCTGCTTTCATCGCAGTAAGTTGTAAATGCTGTAGAAATTGTCCCATGCTATAAGGTTCTGTGACTTCAAATTCTATATTAAATGCTGTGGTAATTCTTGATTTTGGATTAGGAGCCACTATGCTGTTGATCTCAACGTTGTCTATAAAATATTCTGTATTGTATCCGCCATTTTTTAATTCTAATTCTGTCATTGGTCTAGCAGGCATTGGACCTGTTGGACTGCTTACTGCTCCAGGAAAGCCTCCCATTTTTATAACAGTTTGTTCGACCCTTGGCCCTTTCTTTTTATAAGTTTCGTGTGGAAAATTATATTCATCATTACTCAATGCCGCCAGTGTCCAAAGATAGTTAACTGAAACGTACTTGTCTAAACTATTCGTCCTTCTAGGAAGAAAAAATTGATTGGCTTGGTAATTAAAACTGTCATTTTGATATTGTGTTTTAGCATTCAATATTTGATTCATTTCGTTTTCTGTTAGTTCAGCTGTAGCATTACCATCCTCATCTTCACTGTATATTGATGTATCGTATCCGTTCGGAATAAACTCAGGGGCACCTTCCGAAGCATCACCTACTGTAGCAGATTGTGATTTACTTCCTGTTGTTGATTTCTTGACATTGTTGCTGTCAGTTTTAGATACTGTGTCTTTCTTTTTTGTTTTTTCCTCAGTATCTGTAGATTGGGTATCGTCGCCTGTAGTATTTTTTTCTTCTGGCTTTATGAATTTTTTTGTCCCTACTACTATGTCAGCATAGGTATATGGTTGTTCAGACACTTTTTACTCCAGTACGTCTTTTACTTTAGAAGGATTTGGCAAATAAATGGAAGTACCGGTTGATATATCATAAATGAAATCTTCAATTATGTCCATATTCCTTTGTCCAAATATCCACCATAAATCTTTATTACCATAGTAATCATAAGCTAACAGATCTGGTCTATGATTATATTGAGGTTCAATGGTATAAAGTTTATCATCCACAAAAGCGGGAATAGGTCTAATTGATAACAAGTCTAACGTGCCATCAATTTTAAATTCTGTATCTTTATAAGGACTTGTCATTAAATATATCCTTTACCTAAGGTGTCTCCATTTACAAACTTACCATAATTAAACTTGGATACTTTCATTCTACTGTAGATTGGTTGTACTGTAACAGTAAACTGTGATTCAGAAGGTGCCCAACCTACTGACATGCCTGCTTTCTGTTCAGCAATAGATGCTCCAGCGTCTGAAAAATCAATAGGGTTAAAACCTGTTGCTATATAGTCAACCTCATTGGGCATGTCAACTGTAAAGTTTACAATAACACAAGGTACTTTGTTGAATACGTAATCACCATAACCACTGAGCTCAACAACTGGAGGAGGATTACCTCTACCGTCATTATCTGCTCCATGTTGCATTTTTGTTACTGTTCTTAAATAATGTAGACAAGCTACCCAATAACTGGCTTCTAAACCGTTCTGGCTATAAAACTGTCCAGTAATAACCAACTGATCCACTTGTGAATTCTGATAAGCAAAAAAAGGATAATTATTATGTATAGGAGCCACTTGATTATAATTTGCAGAGTGACTCAATATAATAGTAGGAGTATAAGGAAACATCATTCCTCCCGTGTTAACCAAAGGCTTCATTATTTCTGATTCGGCAAACTTTTTAGGTAAACTTAATTTTACACGCCAATCTCTATCTTCAACGGTTGATTGTCCCCAATATGCCTGTGTAGGTGAAGTGCCTAATTCAGGATCGCCGCCTTTCAAAAACTTAGATCGAACATCGCCAACAAGATTGTCACCACCTTCTGTTACGCCGTCGTATATGTCTTGGGCCATACCTTTCATAGATTGGTATAACGGTGATTCGGTTACCCAACTTGGAGCTTCAGCTGAAGCTGTGTTTTGTCCTTCACTAGCAAAGGCTGTTTTGCTTTTATCGACGGCTAAACTCTTTCCGTCCTTGCTTATTTTTCCGTCTTTAAAGTATGATGGCATTTGGTTATCTCCTTACTATTATTTAGTTGACAAAATTAACAGAGTATATTATAATGTGGTATGAACCTTGGAGAACCAATGAAAAGAATTAATTATTTAAACAACAAAGACATATTAGCAGAGATTCACAAGTCAAAATCTTCGTTTTGTAGCTTTACGGACAGCGATTATGCTGACTTTGATATAATATTACCTAGTGTGTCTAAAATAAATGTCCGCACAGTAGCAGAAGCTAAAAGGAACAAGGCAAAAAAATTACAGCAAAAAGCATTTGAAAAGGCAAAAGAAAGTGGTAAAAGAGTAAAATTAGCAGAATTTGCTATTGATTATAGAAAAATAGAAAAAACAGACGTAGTATTTAGGATTATGATGTATGATCATATTCCAGAAGAGCCCGGACGTAAGAAAAATCCAAAAACCATAGCAGATACAAAAACAAAGGTAAACTTTCCTCCGTTTCAACATTACAAATACAATGATCAAGGAGAACTAATTTGTGTTGGTAAGAGTCATTGGGAAGGAGGAATGGAGAACGGTAATTTTACCAAAGACGGCGGCAAGGTTACAAATAAACTTGCTCTAATGTGGATGAAACTATGTGATAGATATGCCACAAGAGGAAATGTAAGAGGATACACATACAATGATGAGATGCGTGGACAGGCAATACTCCAATTATCTCAGATCGGATTACAGTTTGACGAATCCAAATCTAATAATCCTTTTGCTTATTATACTGCGGCAGTGACTAATTCATTTGTAAGAGTTATTAATATTGAAAAACGAAATCAAAATATTAGAGATGACATTTTAGAAATGAATCATATGAATCCTAGCTACACAAGACAAGCTAAAGGAGAATGGGAGCGCCAACAACGTGATCATAATTTAGCTAACCAAAAAACTCAAAAAACTGATTGACAAACTTTTAGTTTTCTACTATAATGCTAGAGGT